CCTTGGTGTCGCCACCCCGGATTGCGAACGCTGCCGTGGGACGGGCATCGTGGGATACAAGATGGCTGACCTTGGTGACGGCAACGGGGAGCAGAAGATCCCGGTGATCTGCCGCTGTGTGTCGCGGGCCGGTGGTGTCAAGAAGGACGAGCTCGACCGCATCCTCGATGAGGCCATGGACGATCTGAAGTCCGGTGTGTTCCCCGAGATGATGTTCAGGGACTACACTGCGGCTCAGGACCCGGACAAGGCGCGCATGCTGGCCGCGTTCCTCCGGGACGATGTCGATGATCGCAAGCTCGATGAGTCCAGAAAGTGCACCACGCAACTCCTCGACCTGATCAAAGAACTTCCAAACTGGCCTGAGATGCACGCGCAGGCCCTACAGATACTCGCAAGAGATTCGGTGGACCCCGAGGCCGGGGATCTGCTCCGAGAACTGTCGACGCTTGCTTTGACCAAGGCACGCGAGTCGGCCAACTAGGAGGACACGATGGCATTCCCAGAGATTCGACCCTTGGATCTGAACGAAGACCCCGCCAACCCCGGAGACGCCCTGGTCGGACAGGGAAAGGTCTACGACGCTCGCCAGATGACCGAGAAGGGGTATGAGATCGAGCGCGGCGCTGGTGCGGCCATTGCGGGCAACATCGAGGGCAGCGTGGCAGGCAACCAGTGGGCCACCATCGTGTCGCTCGGTGCGTCTGCCCAGGGCGCGATCCCGGCTCATTACAACTACATCCGCGCCGACATCACCACCGGCGGGGCCATCGACAGCGTGGTTCGAATCGCGGGCAAGGTCCTGTTCTAATGGGTGGTCGCAAAGGCAGTCCTCCGAGGAAGAAGGACGACGCCCCGGAGGCTCTCACCATCCGCCAGGCCCTCGCCAAGGCTGCTGTTCTGACCGGTCGAGAGCTCGACGAGTCTGCTGCGCTTGCTTCCATGCAGCGAAATCAAGCGTACTACAGCGAGCAGGGAGCGGTGGAGCCGCCGTACGACCCCGAGTCATTGCTGAACTATGTCGAGCTCACCCCGCACCTGTCCCCGTGCATCGCTGCCTACGAGCAGAACATCGAGGGGTATGGCTACCAGTGGCAGGTCATTGAGCCATGGATGTCTGACCTGGACTCCGAGGAAGCCTCCGATGCGATCCGTCTTGCCCTTGAAATCGAGCGACTTGCCGACGAGGAAGACGCCGCCCTGGCAGAGGAGCAGGAGCAGGACGCCGAGAAGCAGGAGGACGGGGAGGGCGACGGGGAGCCGGTGGATGAGGACGAGGACGAGATCACAGATCAGGACGTCGACGACGTGCGTGAGCGTCTGAAGATGCAGCTGCGCCGAGAGCAGTTCAAGTTCGACTCGTTCTTCAAGAACTGCTGCTCCACCATGAGCTTCACCAAGCTGAGGCGGATCACCCGTGGCGATATCGAGAGCAACGGGTGGGGGGCGTGGGAGTTGATCTATGACCCCTACAGGCGCCTGAAGCGTCTCAACTACATCCCCGGATACACCATTCGCCCCCTCAAGGACGAGGGCGAGATGGTAGAGTGCATCGAGGACGACCCGGTGACACCGCTTTCAGAGGGGCGCGAGACACTGTTGCGTCGCAGGTTCCGCCGGTACGTCCAGATCGTTCAGAGCCGAAAGGCATTCTTCAAGTCTCCAGGGGACCCCCGGGTGATCAGCCGGACCACGGGAAAGATCTACAAGAGCGTCCAGGAGATGCGGCGCCCGGTGGAAGATGGTGGAGAGGGGAAGGACGCCAAAGAGGCGAACGAGCTCATCTACATCGCCCAGCATGACCCGCGGACACCCTGTCCGCCACCGCGCTGGATAGGCAACTTGCTGGCGGTGTTGGGGGTGCGTGAGGCGGACGAGACGAATTACTTCTACCTCTCATCACACGCCATTCCTCCTGGCATTCTGTTTGTCGCAGGTGGGAAGGTGGATCGGAACACCAAGGACCGTCTCGAGCAGAAGATGACCAAGGAGGTCGGAGGTTCGGACAAGAACCACAAGATCCTCGTCGTCGAGGCGAAGCCCATGCAGTTCAAGAACGAAGAGCGGACCATGCTGCCCACCATGCACTTCGAGTCGCTCGGTGACAGCAGACAGGGTGACGCGACGTTCACCAACTACGATGAGCGCAGCGCCGACAGGATCGGCGCCTCATTCCGACTTCCGCCGATGCTCCGAGGGTACACACCGAAGAACCTGAACCGGGCAACAGCCGTCGCTGCGCTTTCGTTTGCGGAGCAGCAGGTGTTCGAGCCTGAGCGGGAGGACATCGACTGGATCATCAACAAGTACCTCCTTCCACGGATCAACGTGAAGCTCCTGACGTTCCGCAGCAACAGCCCGCCCACCAGGTCTCCGGAAGAGATCGCTGAGTTGGTGCGTGTCGCTGCGCCAACCGGTGGGTTGCTCCCGGCGGAGATTCGAACGCTCATCGGAGATGCGCTCAACCGGGCTCTCACCAAGGTGGACGAGGAGTGGGTGAACTGGCCGATGCCGATGACCCTGGCTGGCATGGGGGACGGCGCGACCACAGCCGGGACCGTCGACGATGGAGATGTCACCACCACCGCCGAGATCATGGCACACATGAAGCAGCTCCAGACACGGGTCGAGTCGGTGATCGCGAGTGAGCTTCGTTCCGTTGGTGTCGAAGCGGACCTTTCGAGTCATTGGCTTGACAGCCCCAGCGGCGTGCCTGATGATGACGAGAGCGATGAATAACCTGTTCAAACACCCGGAAGGGATCGAGGTCGGTCAGACCTGGGTCAACAAGGAACTGGAGAAGTCCGACCGTCCCGATCCGATGACAGAGATCGTGGTGGTTGAGATTGACGAGGCTGGAATGGTCCACATTGCCTCGTCCTGTTTTGGGAGTGGTCCACAGGATAAGTGTCTGACACCAAACAAGTTCCGGGAGACCTACAGACTGCGCGAGGAGTAGCGCGCACCAGGAGAAATCATGAGCATCAACCTGATCACATCGGACGAGTCACAGGGGATCTTGGGGGCGCTGGACAACCCCATCGTTACTCACCTCAACACCATGATTGCCACAATGAACGCCGGTGGCGTTGCCGGAACGGACGAGGACGTGACCGTCAATCTCGATCCGGTCACGGGCGATGATGAAAGCGGTGATGGGTCGCCGGAACATCCCTACGAGACGCTCACCCGAGCTCTCGAAGACAGAAATCCACACGAGAGAAATGTGATGCGTATCACCGGACCGGCCGGTGTATATCAGGATTCGTTTCCGGCATTCATCAACCGTGTGGCGTCTGGTGGTGGCGAGATCGTGATGGACTTCCCGATGGTTGTTCACCCCGACCACCAGGACGTGGACGGCAACGGCGTCGAGTATGAGATCGACTCGTTCTCGGAGGTGGGACCGGCTGGCTCATATGTCGCCGCGGATCTTGTGGTCGCCGGTGCCCCCGGGTTCGCTCCGGATGCGCTCAAGGGGCTGTATCTCCGAATGAAGGACGGGGCTTCCCAGGGATACATCTACAGGATCACGGGGAACACCACCGACACACTGCGCTTGATGGCGTGGGCGTGGACTCCTGAGGTTGGTGGGAAGTTTGAAATCGTCTGGGGCGGCGCTGAGTTCGCCGACACCATCGGAGTGACCCGTGGTATCAGGATGGTGGATCTTGAGAGCGAGCCGGGCAGGACTGCGCAGAACTCCAGACTCGCAATGATCGGCATGCGGTTCACAGGCGTTGGATCCACGCTGTCGTTCGTTGATACGGCATTCCTGACCAATGGGTGCGATCTCGGCGATGTGCTGATTGACCGTTGCAGCATGAACGGTGCCCCACTACCCGATGATACTGCCATCGAACAGGTCCCTCTTCGAGATATGTGGCAGCTGCAAAATGGGGCGAACAGCATGTGGCTTATCGGCTCATACTGTTCGCTGGTAGACTGCTACACGTGGGACATCTTCGGGGAGCACATGCTCACCTATTGCTCTGTCGGAGAGGTCTCTCAGAACGAGGGGGCCGCCCTTGACGCCACGGCCTGCTATGCGCTGGCTCCGAGCAACAAGGTCAACTTCAAGGCCAATGGGCATGCCCACCTGATCAACTGCTGGGGGGCTGGCGGTGGCAAGTTTGCAACAGCTGCCAGCGGTTCCTATCTCATGATTCAGACCTGCGAAATCGATCCTGCTGCCTATACCAACGCTGTCGGGGTCTACTTTGGTGCCACGGTCCGGAAGGCCGGTGGTACAATGGATCCAACAGACCCCAACAACGCGGTCCAGTGTCTTCCCAGTAACACCAAAATCCCGTGGCCTGGCGCTGGCACGCACCAGGATGTGGATGGAAACAACATTTACGCATAGGAGAATATCCGATGGGCAAAAGCAGAAAGAAAAAGGGATCGAGCCGCTTGATGTGGAACCCTCGCCATGGCTATGTTCTCGAGGAAAAGGAAGCTCCGCGTCGCGAGGTCAAAAAGTCTACCAAGGTTGACATCAAAGCCAACGACGAACCCATCTCCGGCGAGTAGCGTGAGCAGCGATGCTCCCGACCAATCTCCCAGACACTACGCCAACATTCACGACTCAGCTGCCCATACCAGTGACCGGTGAGACCCCCGTCTCAGAGCTGACGTTCAGCTTCGAGAAGGTGCACGAGCGCGGTTACGAGGTTTCTGGGGATACAATGTGGGCTGGCCTCTACACCACGGACACGGATCTCGGCGTGGCCGCGTTCGCGGTGGTGGTCAACGCAGAGAGCGGTCAGATGAACAACGTCATGGCGCTGGTAGCTCGAGCAGCCGGAGTCTACTTCGCCTTCATCCGCAGCCACCAGGAGCAGGACCCGCCGCTCCCTGTTCCACCGAATCGTGGCGTGCAGACGCCGTTGTCCTGGGCAGCAGTGACGAACCAGGATGGAACAGAGCGCCTTCGCGGAATGGCAGGTGGCGTCCACTCCCTCGAGGCTGAGGTCGAGAAGGTGAACTCCGTGGACGTTTTCGTTCCTCCTGCATGGACATGAGAAGAGGTCAGCATGGGACAGTGGTACGAAGGTCAATACAAAGTCCTCGACAAGGTAGGGAAGCTCAGTGAGCAACCCAGACTCGCAACCGGAGACATCCTGAGGCACGACAGCGGTGCCCTGATTCTCAGGTGCCCAGCATGCAACGCCATGCAGTTCACCCGGGCCGAAATCTACAACGCGGAGACCAGGCCCACCCTCGACAGGGCGATCCAGTGCGGTTCCGGCCACTGCCAGAAATGCGCAGTGTGGTTCACCATCGAAAAGGGCAAGGCTGTTCTCGCGACTCCCACCGAGAAGAAGAAGCCCCCAGAGCTTGACAGCAAGCTGAAGAGAGCCGGTGTCAAATACCCCGAGCCGTTGGTCGTAGAAGACGAATGATCGGCGTGTACGCCACCCACGCTGACGGCTACATGTCTTTGGCGCCTGTGACGGATCTAGGCCGCGATCTTCCCGTTGCGTTGTGGAAGAGCGGCGTCCGGGGTGGAGACTACCTCCCACGGGCCACCGGGATGGCGCTCTTGGTGATGCACGGCACCTCTGCGACTCCTGTGCTGCTTGGGCGCGTGACAGAGCAGTTCGCTCGCGTCGAGGCCATGAAGCTGGTTTCACACGGTCCGGTCACTGTCCTCCAGGCGGCATATTCTGGACAGCGCATTGTCTACCGCCGCAAGGAGGTGCTCGAGGTGATGACGCGGGAGCGGGCGCAGAAGGAGTTCGATGCCCACTACGTGACCCCGCTTGGTGTCCTGGTCAACAAGGTTCTCGGACCAGCAGATCCCGATGATGCCAAGGTCATAGAGGAGCGACTCTCCTCGCAGCTGATGTACGAGGAGCGACAGTTGCTCGGGACCAAGCTCCGCGACTACCTCCGGAAGAAGAACGTTGACTGGGGAGCGCTCTCTGCGAACAAGCTGTCCCGGGAGCTCTCCAAGGTGCGTTCGGATCTGAAGAGCATCCTGGGCACCGCATCTGCCAAGCTCATGCCAACCTGGCAGGAGAAGGTCCGGGTGTCCATCACTGGTGTTGTCAACGGCGCCAAGCAGACCCTTCGTTCGAATTTCTTCCCTCAGATCGGGATCTCACTGTCGCAGCCCGACCGCCAGGCGATAAACCAGATCGCCCGTCAGCAGGGGTTCTGGATGCGGGACTCGGCTGGTGTGCGGTCGGATCAGCTCACCAGGGCAGGGCGCGCCGTGATCCGCGATGGTCTCAAGCAGGGGCTCGGACGAAACGAGATTGCCCGGCAGCTAGAGGCCAAGATCCCACAGGCGTGGCAGAAGTACGGACGGAACTACTTCCGCACGGTCGCGTCGGTGTCGGTCAATCGAGCTCGCTCTTACTCCGAGGTCTCTGGATACCTGGAGGCTGGCATTGAGTCACTTGAGATCCAGGCGGTGCTGGACGAGCGCACGACGGACATCTGCCGATGCCTGGATGGTCAGATCATCAGCACCGAACTTGCCAGCCAGCAGGTCTTCGGAGCGATGAACGTGAAGCAGCCGGAGGATATTGTTGACGCTTCCCCGTTTCTGCGCACGGTGACCGACAAGGAGACAGGGATCCGGTCCATCGTCACGGAGAACAACGGGACAAAGGTTGCGGATATCGTTCGTTCTGGTGCAGGGAAGGTCGATGACAACGGGCAGTTCCGGCGGTATATCGCTGGGAACGCTTTGACCGACCACAACATCGGGCCGCCGCCGTATCACCACCTGTGCCGGTCATGGACGGTTCCTGTCACGACGACGGTGCAGGTTCCGCGCAACGAGATTCCGCAGGCACAGGGGACGACGTCTCCGGTTCCGCCGAAGCCAATGCCCAAGGGTACCCCGCGTCCCGCAGGTGTTGGGCAGCGTCCGCAGTCTGGTGTGAAAGAACCACAGCAGACCAAGCCGGTCCCATACGGGAAGCCTGATGTCATCGAGCGCTATCCATATACTGAGGATTTCCTGTACCCTCCTCCGCTGCCCCCGTCGTTCATGGTTGGGAACAAGCTCAAGGAGGCGGCTGTCTACCAGCGGTATCGGTACACACCGCTGACGCGCGCCATCGGACCGACTGGTCAGCCTGAGGTGGTGAAGGCGCTCGACGAGGCACTTGGGAAGACCACCTTGTCGTCTCTACGGAAGGAGATGGACCTTGCAGCGAACATCAGCGGTGTGTCCATGCACGTCTCTGTTGTCGATACCGCTGCTGTCAAGGACATCATTCTCGCAGAGGCCAAGCAGTTCCCTGGGCGCCGGGTGTACAGCTTGCGCGAGAGCACATCAGGGAAGGTTGGATACCTCAAGTTCAATGGAGACAAGCGCAGTGCAGCAAAGGCTGAACTCTCAAAGCTGCGAAAGGCCACCACGGACGCGGATATTCAGGCGTCGATCCGGTCTCTCGAAAAGAAGGGGTATGTCTCCAGGTACTCGAACGCAGAGGATTTCAACTTTGGAGATCCCGCACCCAACCAGAGCCCGGTTCCTCTGACTACGCCGATTCCGAAGCCGAGGGTGAAGCCGAAGCCAAAGACCCCCCTGGATCCAACGGTGCGCACCAAGCCATCCCGGACGGAGACCGCTGTCAGCACTGGAGGCCAACTGGCGCAACCCACAAAACCTCCCAAGCCCAAGGCTCCGTCCTCTGACCTGAAGCACCCGTCTGAAGGCAGCTGGGCGAAGGACTATTCCGAATACGGGTTGCTCAACACCTCCACGCATTCACTCCGTGAGCAGGTGGTCACAAGGTCCCAGCTGGAGACAGCACGGATCTCGGACGCGCTCAAGGCGGCCGATGAGCGGTTGACGGGTGTGCTGTCCGTGGTCAGACGCGGAAATGTCAAGAGTCGCACCATCCGAGAGTTCTTCATTTCTGAGACTGGTGTTGTTGAGAAGATCACTGGTCGAACGATTGTGAAGTACACCACCCCTCTCGTGGCTACTCAGAGGGAGGAGCTCATCGCCGCAGTGGTGAAAGCGATAGATGATGGGAGGCTCTCTGGTGTGGCAAAGGGGTTGACGTTGCGGCAGGCCAGCCAGTCTGCCTCGGCGCGGTTGACATCGATGGCGATGGAGACGCACGCACAGCGGATATTTGACTACGCCAAGAGGTACGGACTGCCACCGTTGTACCTGGCCAACAATCTCAAAAAGGGTTCATTGTATGACCCGGATCTGAACGCGATTGTTATTCCAGCTGGACTGAAGGGGAGCGCCCTGGATCGGTACTTCCGACACGAGTTTGCCCACTTTGTTGATCAGCTCGGAAAGGGCAGCAATGCGGCTGTGATTTGGAAAAATCTGAATGCCACGTCCGGAATCAAGAAGGGGCCGACTTTTGACTACGTGGAAGGGAAGTGGGCCGACAAGAGGATCGGAACCGTTTACCAGGGCGACTACGCCAGTGAGGTCAGCAGCTACTCATCCGAGTCTCTGACCGAGGGACGAGAGCGGTTCCGTCTCAAAATGTACGACGTCAACCCGGAGATCCTTGGGTTCTACCTGGCGTTGTCGAAGGGATCTTTTATCCGATGAAGGGCACACTCCACGTCTTGGACACGGCCAGTGGCAAGCGAGCGGCATCGCTGTCCTGGGATGGTTCGATGTCGCGCGGAAAAGGGAAGTGGACGTACTCTGACCCCAAGTACAAGACGAAGGTGCAGAATGCGATCAGTGCCAACGACGACCTTTCAAGCGTCCGTTTCTCGGATCTGGTCCACCAAGGCGGAGGTGATCGCGTCCGCGGGTGGCAGGGGTTCGCAGGTCAGTTTCAGGCCCTTTCAATGGCACTCCCAGCGTTTGGTCTCGCTGTAGACCTCGACACGATTGAGTGGCCGCACTGACAGTTTTCGCGTTGCAGAATAGGCTCGTTTATTGACAGGGCGGATGGGTCCGATACGCTCAAAGTCAAATGGAACTTCTCATACCAGAGAGGCACAGGTCTGATTCCAAGCCATTCGCATCGCTGCTCATCAATGATGTCCAGCGTGCTCGTGCTTCTGCCATGTTCGTGAAATGCCTGAAGGGCTCGTACGAAGAAGATGAGCGTCGGTATGGCAAGGCGTTCAAGCAGAGGATGATGACAGACACGGAGATGCGTCGGCGGTCCGAGATTATGGCCCGCTGGTTTCGCGTGCTCCGTGGGGATCTTGGTTACTCACTCGCGCGGTGTGAGGCGGAATTGCCCGGCGCCTTGCGGGCAGAACTCGATGGCGTCTTGTACACGCCCAAGGCAAACGTGGGTTCGTTTGCTGTTCCACAAGGAGACATCCAATGAACAAGAAGTTTCTGGAGACTGTGAAGCGTCAGTCGGAGCTCGCCGAGAAGGCTGCCGCGGGCAACGCCAGCGACGTGGAACTCAAGGAACTGGCCAAGCTCACGGAGGCCATCAAGGCGGCCACCGCGCCTTCGCCGAAGAACACCACCACGCTCAAGACCATGACGCTCGCCGAGTTCAAGACGTGGCACGACGACATCATGGCCAAGGACGTGGACGCGGAGACCCTCAAGCTCGTGAAGCGGAACATCGAGGCCGTGCACGACCAGGGCGTCACCACCCCCGACTCCATCGTGGCGGTGGAAATGCCGGTGGAGAAGTCCCGCGACGACATCATCGAGGAGCTCGAAGGCCGCATTGCCGAACTCGAGTCCAAGTCCAACGATGATCCCCCGGCGCAGCCGGAGGAGCCTGCGTCCGGAGAGGGCGATGGGGAAGAGGACGGCGACGGAGAGGGCGAGCCCACCAGCAAGGAGGAGAAGCCCACCGCGCAGGCGCTCGGGATCGAAGCCATCGACACGTTGCTCGCCAAGTACACCGCGCTGAAGTCCAAGCTCGAGGCCGGTGCCCTCACCAAGGAGGACATCGAGTGCATGTACGAGGGTGAGTGGCAGCTCAAGGACGCCATCGCTCAGGCAGTCGCCATCATGGCCAAGGCCGAGGAGTTGATCAAGATGGTGGGCGAGATCAAGCCCGAGTTCGAGCGTCTGGCCAAGGACATCGAGGTCCCCGAGGGAGATGATCCCGACAGTGACCAGGATGATGACCAGGACCCGCCCGAGCCCGCCGAGAAGGGGGCTCCGCAGTCTGCCTGGATGTCCGGCATCGACCTGGCTCCGAGTGCCACCGCCGAGGATGCGAAGAAGGACATTCAGGAAAAGAAGAAACGTTTCAACTACTAAAGGGCAACGCCCCGGGGGTGTCCCGTGGAAATCGGCATCTACAAGTCGGATCAGAAAGATCCTGACGGCAACCAAGTCGCGTTCTTCGGATACAACGACACCGTTCTTCTGGCGTCGCTGTACAAGGCCGCGGAGGCCATTGCCGGACCAGGAATGTGCCAGTACAACCCGGAGGCCGGGATCAAGGTCAACCGCGTCGGTGCCATCAAAGTGGGCGCGGTTGACGATGACACGTCCTACGTGGTTGAGGCAGAGGAATCGGACACGTCCAAGCCGGAGACCGGAAGAATGCCTCCCGGAGAGAACGGCACATGGGCGGTCCAGTCCCTGATCTTCAGCAAGGAAGAGTTCGACCTCGACGAAGCGAAGAAGTGGGTCAGCGACCACGACGGCTTCGGAGACTATGGGGTGGACGAGACGAGCACCTCGTACCGGTTCCGTCAGTACGATCCGCAGTACTTCTCTGAGTTCAAGACCATCTCCATCGACACCGGGATCAGCGCCGCGTACGGCAAGGTCAGCAAGGACGTCGAGCGCGAGGAGGAGGA